TGACGAGCTACCGGATTGCCCCAAGCGGTGACGTCAGCCGACGGATGTAAACTATCACCGCAAAGCGGATTACCTCCGGTGAACTTTTCAAATAACGTAAGGGATTGTGCATCGCCGGAGGCGATGTACGCCCCTGCCCGGCTCAAGTTGAATTGCTCTGGTACCGCCTCCAAGCATAATATATATGGGATTGGTAAAGTTCTTATCCGACACCTGGAGAATCGATATTGGTAAAGTGATGTTAGTATCAAATAATATCGTATAATACGGCATTTTTTGACAATCAGAATGTAATTATCTACATTAATGCAAAATGCCTGTTCCGCGCTCGGTGAACGCTGACCGGGTCCAGTGCGTGGCCGCGGAAAAGCGGTGCTCTCCAGAGGCGGTGCCTCTCGTTTCGGCCAATCCAACTGTGACAACCTGACCTCGCGGCGATACCGGGGCTGCTACCCGGCATCGACCTGTTGCGGGGCCGCCATAGCCAATTCGGTGGGCGCTGTCATGGCCGAAGCACCTCGTTACATACCCCGTTTCGGGCGCTCGACCTGGCTTGTCGCCCAGGGAGACGACGGTGGAAGGGCGCCATGGCTCCAGGCCAGCGTGCCAGCCACGGCGGGCTTCGTAGAACGACAAGCCCTCGCCCCTATCCAAAACCTTGCACGCCCGTCGGGATGCCATAGGCATCCGCAAAGGTGTGCGCATTCCCTCAGGAAAATATCATGCGAAAAGCAAAAATCGTCGTCCGCAATATTGCGGACTTGAAACCCTATGCCCGCAACCCCCGTGTGCACTCAAAAGCGCAGATCCGGCAAATCGCCGACTCGATCGACCAGTTCGGCTGGACCCTGCCCATTTTGGTCGACCCGGAAGGCGGCATTATTGCCGGCCACGCCCGTGTAGGGGCCGCCACGCTATTGCGCCTGGATCAGGTGCCGACCCTCTGCCTCGATGGCTTAAGCGACGCACAAAAGCGCGCCTACATCATCGCCGACAACCGGCTTGCGGAGTGCGCCAGCTGGGATCTCGAACTGCTTGGCCATGAGTTGACGTTCTTGTCGAAAGTCGATCTCGAGTTCGACCTCTCCGTCATCGGCTTCGAGACCGCCGAGATCGATCTCTTGATCGAGGGTATCGCGCCGGAGGGCGACGACGAGGACGCCGATCGGCTCCCTGAGACCGCTGATGAGACGGACCTGGTCTCGCGCCGCGGTGACCTCTGGGACTTGGGTGAACATCGCCTACTCTGCGGCGATACACGTTCGCTGGCCGATTGCCAGGCCCTCTTGGACGGCGCTGAGGCGCAAATGGTTTTCACCGATCCTCCGTATAACGTCGCCATCGACGGTCACGTTTGCGGCGCGGGCGCTATCAAGCACGCCGAGTTCGCCATGGCGTCGGGGGAGATGTCGCCGGATGAGTACCGAGCCTTTCTGAAGACCTCTCTCTGCAACCTGGCAAGTGTGAGCCAGGACGGCTCACTGCACTTTGTCTGCATCGACTGGCGGCATATCCCGGACCTTCTGAGGGCGGCGAGGGACGTCTACAGCGAGACCAAGAACCTCTGCGTCTGGGCCAAGGACAACGGCGGCCTGGGCTCGCTCTATCGGTCCCAGCACGAGCTGATCTACCTATTCAAATGCGGCCGCGGTCCGCACATCAATAATATCGAGCTCGGGCGCCACGGTCGCAACCGCACCAACGTCTGGCGCTATCCCGGGATCAGCAGCCTGGGCAAGGATCGCCAGGCGCTACTCGCGATGCATCCGACGGTGAAGCCGGTTGCCCTGGTGGCCGATGCGATTCGCGATTGCTCGCACCGCGGCGGCATCATCCTCGACGGCTTTGCCGGCAGCGGCACGACGATGATCGCCGCCGAGAAGACCGGCCGAAGGGCTCGTTGCCTGGAGATCGATCCGCGCTATGTCGATACGGCGATCCGTCGCTGGGAGGCCTACAGCGGCGCGCATGCCATCGAGGCTGCCAGCGGGTGCCCCTTTGCCGAGGTCGCGCAGGCGCGTCAGCAGCTGTCAGATCAGGCTCAACAGTCGGGCGACGCCGGCTCTCGTGTCGATGATCCGCGGCGCGGGAGGTGAACCATGGCGGAAGATTATGCTGTCGGTTACGGGCGGCCGCCCAAGCATGGGCAATTCGAGAAGGGCCGATCCGGCAATCCCAAGGGTCGGCCGAAGGGCACCAGGAACCTCGCGACCGATCTGGAGGAGGAACTGAGCGCGCTGATCCTGGTGCGCGAGGGCACCCAATCGAAGCGCATCAGCAAGCAGCGGGCCATTGTCAAGGCATTGCTGGCCAAGGCGATCAAGGGCGACACCAAGGCCATCAACATCGCCCTCTCCATGATGTGCCGGCTCTTTCAGATCGAGGAAGCCGACCTTTCCGAGGCCACCCTGCCAGAGGACGACCGCGCCATCCTCGAAGCCTTTCAGCGTCGCTGGCAATCGACAGCCGCGACCGAAGTCTCAACCGATAATGAGAGTGAACAATCATGACAAAAAACAATTCCGATACCTTCCTTCGCTCGGCCACCGATGCCGAGGTTCAGCGGGTGCTCGCCGCAACGTTGCGGCAAGACCTCCCGTCCTTCACGGAGAAATGCTTCTATACCGTCAGCCCAGCTGATCAGTTCCGGCGAAATTGGCATCACGAAGTGGTGGCCCATCATCTCAGCCTCTGCCGGTCGGGCCAGATCAAACGCCTGATTATCACCCTGCCGCCGCGGTACCTGAAGTCCATCATGACGTCGGTCGCGTTTCCCGCCTGGCTGCTCGGTCATGACCCGCGGCAGAAGATCGTGTGCGTCAGCTACTCTCAGGACCTGGCAGCAAAGCATGCCAGAGATTGCCGCAGCGTCATGGAGAGCCGCTGGTACCTGGACCTGTTTCCGGGAACGCGTCTCGATGCGGCCAAGAATGCCGAGGCCGAGTTCATGACCAGCGAGCGCGGCTTTCGCCTGGCCACCTCGACCGGTGGCACGCTGACCGGGCGCGGTGGCAATATCATCATCATCGATGACCCCTTGAAGCCCCAGGATGCGCTCTCGGACATCAGGCGCGAGGGCGCCAATCAATGGTTCGACAACACGCTTTACAGCCGCCTCGACAACAAGCACGAGGGCGTAATCATCATCGTCACCCAGCGCCTGCATCTCGAAGACTTGGTCGGCCATGTCCTGAAGCAGGAGGACTGGGTGCATGTCTCTATGCCCGCCATCGCCGAAGTCGAGCAGACCTACCAGCTGAGCAATGGCGAGCAATTTGCGCGGCCGGTGGGCCATGTTCTCCATCCCGACCACGAGCCCCTGGAAATCCTCGAGCGCAACAAGGAAGCCTTGGGAAGTTATCAGTTCTCGGCCCAGTATCAGCAGAACCCGCTACCGGAAGGCGGCGCCATGATCCAATGGGACTGGTTTCGTACCTATGACGAGCCGCCCCAGCGCACGCTGTGCGATATCTATCTCCACTCATGGGACACAGCCTCGAAGGGCAGCGAGCTTAACAACTACTCGGTCTGCACCGCCTGGCTTTTCAAGAAGCGCGATCACGGTGCAGACTTCTATCTGGTCGACGTCGAGCGCCAGCGCCTCGACTATCCAGCACTGAAAAAGCGCATCATCGAGAAATATGAGCAAGAACGGCCAAACCGCGTCATCATCGAGGACACGTCCTCCGGCATCTGCGTGCTGCAAGATCTGCAAGGCTTGGGCATCCCCCTCTTGGCCTTTCGGCCGGAAGGCGACAAGAAGATGCGCATGCACGCCCAGTCGGCCAAGATCGAGGGCGGGCTCGTCTATATCCCCGAGCGCGCGCCTTGGCTCAATGATTTCAAGACCGAGGTGCTGCAGTTCCCCGTTGGCCGATACGACGACCAGGTCGACAGCCTGTCGCAGGCGTTGGGCTGGTTCGACAAGCGCAACGCGAAGTCCTTTCGGGTACGGACATTTCAAATCTGAGGCCACGCTCTCCACCGCGCGCCGAGGCGCGCATAGGCCAGCGGCAGCCTCGCGTCTTTCGACTGGACTTCCCAGCCGATGAGAGCGTCACTGTGTGGTGACGACGTGACCGGACTCTCCATGGTCCCGTCCCGCCCCGGGCGCACGAGAACCGGGGTCTGGGGCAGTGGGAACGCCGCGCAACGGGTGCGGCGTCGAAACCATGGAGACCAAAATGGCCAAGAAAGCCAATCAATCGCCCAAGTCGGTGACCACAGCCGCAACCAATGCCAAGCCCACCGCGCCGCGCGGACGTCAACGTCCGCAGACAAAAACGCAGATCGCGCTCTCACTGCTGCAGCGGTCCAAAGGCGCCAGCATCGAGGAAATGCAGGATTCCATGGGCTGGCAGGCGCACAGCGTGCGCGGCTTTCTCGCCGGCACGGTCAAGAAGATGCCCGGCGTGATCCTCCTCTCCGAGAAGCCCGAGAGCGGACCGCGGCGCTATCGCGTCGAAGCGGCCGAAGCGTAAGCGTCATGCCAAGCGACGTCCTGATGTACGGAGGCCGGCATCACCCGGCGTCTGACCACCTCTCGGAAAAACTCGCAGCGCTTCCAGAACTCGACACGACCAACCTGCGGCGCGATTGGCAGCGGCTCTACCGCTCGCATCCGCCAGTGCATATCAGGCGGGATCTGCTGATCCTGGCGATCGCCTGGAAACTCCAAGAGAGGGTTCATGGCGGCTTGACGGCCGCCCAGAAGCGCAAGCTGGTGGGCATTGCCGAGGAACTTCGAAAGAATGGGGACCTGTCCGCAAGCCCTGCGATCCGTGTGAAACCGGGCATGAGGCTGGTGCGTGAATGGCGCGGCGAGACACACTCGGTCCTGGTGCTCGAGGATGGGTTCGAATGGAACGGCAAACGCCGTCGCTCGCTCTCGACGATCGCCCGCGAGATCACGGGAACGCGGTGGTCGGGCCCGCGTTTCTTCGGTCTGCGGCGGAGACCGAAGCCCTTTAGCAGGGAGGAGCGGGCCGATGCGTAACCGCGCGAATGGGAAGACCGCCACCCGCTGCGCGATCTACACCCGCAAGTCCTCCGAAGAGGGCCTCGAGCAAGACTTCAACTCGCTCGATGCGCAGCGCGAGGCTTGCGAGGCCTTCATCCTCAGCCAGAAGCACGAGGGTTGGACGGCGCTGCCGGAGATGTATGACGACGGCGGCATCTCGGGTGCCACCATGGAACGCCCGGCCTTGAAGCGTCTCCTCTCGGACATCGAAGGGGGACGGATCGACACGGTGGTGGTCTACAAGGTCGACCGCCTCACGCGATCCCTCGGCGACTTCGCCAAGATCGTCGAGGTGTTCGACGTGACGGGTGTGTCTTTCGTTTCGGTGACACAGCAATTTAACACCACCACCTCGATGGGCCGGCTGACCCTCAACATGCTGCTCTCCTTCGCCCAGTTCGAGCGCGAGGTCACGGGCGAACGGATCCGCGACAAGATCGCCGCC